GTGCTGCAGGAAGTGCTGGTGGAACGGGAACAAGTGGCTATAGTGGATACAGCGGTATAAGTGGATTCAGTGGTGCAACCGGTTCAACTGGTCTACCAGGAAGTACAGGAACAAGTGGTTATAGCGGTATTAGTGGCTACAGCGGACTATCAGGATTCAGTGGATTCAGTGGATTCAGTGGTGCAGCCGGTTCAACTGGTCTACCAGGAAGTACAGGAACAAGTGGTTTCAGCGGATACAGTGGCATAAGCGGTTACAGCGGATCAACACCAACAACCCTGACAGTCGCAGCAACCTCTACAAACGCAACATTCTATCCAACATTTGTGACTGGTACAGGTGCACAGACACCTTACATTAACACTGGTTTGTTTGCTCTAAATCCAAGTACTGGAAAATTATTTCTTGGTACTACTACAACACCGTCTGGATCAGCAGTAACAGAAATCATAAACAACGCATCTGGTGGTGGAACAGAATGGGTATACAACAATAACGGTGGTGGCAATATTTCCGCATTAAGTGGCGGAGGATTACGACTTTCCACATTTACCGGTGCTGTAGGGAGCGAGGTTTATTCGGCAAATCTTACCATATCAAACGGTAATATCGGTCTCCTGAGCACCACAGTCCCACAATGGGCCATCGATGTCCAAAAAGCCGACAGTTACGCATTAACTGCCCGTTTTCTCAATACAGGCAATGGTAAAGTAACCTTACGTACACAAACCTCGACCTATTCTACAACTTTTGGGACAGATTCCACTGGCGGATACTTCTTCGGTGAAACCGCTACACCTGTAATATATTTTGCTACTAGTAGCACCGAAAAAGCAAGGTTTTCGGGTGCTTCATTCCTGGTTGGATCCACGATAGCGGCTTCGGGTTCTGCTATTACACAGGTAATCAACAATGCCGCAGGTGGCGGTATCGAACTGGCGAACAACAATAACGGTGGTGGCAATATTTCCGCATTGAGTGGAGGAGGTCTGGTATTCTCAACATTTACCGGAGCGGTCGGCAGTGAAACATATACACAACGACTGCAGATCGACACTAACGGTAATCTATCAACAACCGGTACGTCTGCAACACTGGGATTCAACCAAGATTTCGGCGGCAACCTCCGTGTCGCTGGCAATATTGTGGCAACAGGAGAAATAACGGCATTCTTCTCTGATGCACGACTCAAGAGTAACATAATACCAATCACGAATGCTGTGAATCTGGTTATGGGTATCAATGGTGTGTATTACCATCCGAATGAAACAGCGGCACAACTTGCAGGCGAAGACATCACTGTGCAGAAAGTAGGCTTGCTGGCACAAGAAGTTGAGATTGTGTTACCGCATGTGGTAAGACGTGCTCCGTTCGATATCGGTGACAATGGCATGTCCATAAGCGGCGAAAACTATAAAACTCTGCAATATGAGCGTCTTATTCCGCTGTTAGTTGAAGCAATCAAAGAACTCACTGCCAGAGTTCAAATCCTCGAAAACAAACCGGAAAATTAAAATAAAATTGCTAATGAGTTCCTGACTGAGTTAAAATTACAGTCAGGAACTTTTCATGAAATATTCTATTGTAATCCCCACATACAATCACTGTGATGACCTATTAAAACCCTGTTTAGAAAGTATATTCCGATATACCGATATGCAGGATGTTGAACTGCTAGTATCTGCAAACGGATGCACAGATAATACTAAATGGTATTTGGACCAACTAACCTATCAATTCAATAGCCTGGGATTTGCTAAAAATTTCCGTGCCTTTTGGAGTGACAAACCACTGGGATATGCTGGTGCTAATAATGTTGCTATTGAACAAGCAACTGGTGAGAAAATTATTCTGTTAAACAATGATATTGTTCTACTAGACCAACCAAAAAATCTCTGGCTAGAAATGCTGGATAGTCAATTCCAAATTAATCCACGATGTGGTATCAGTTGTTTGGTCAAAGAATATTCCCCACCCGCTAATGTTCATTTTGCAGTGTTCTTCTGTGTCATGATTGCCAGAAAACTGTTTGATGAAATTGGACTGTTGAATACAATTTATGCCCCAGGTGCGGGAGAAGACACGGAGTTCTGTATAGAAGCGGAACGTGCAGGATATCAAGTTTGCCAGGTTGACGGGGTATCACTCGATCAAGAAGCAAGTTGGTGGACAGGTAGTTTCCCACTTTATCACAAGGGAGAAGGCACCTATCATGATAAAGTTTTATTTCCGGACTGGAATAATATGTTTTTCAAAAACGGCATGACTCTTGCCAAGAAATACAATCCAGAGTATTATAAACTTCAACTATGCAACAATTTTGAACGGGCTGTTTTCTTAAAAGGCGACCCGATAGACCCCAGGGAATCCACAAGATATACCTGGGCTAGAGACAATTTAGTTGGAACACAGGTACTAGAAATTGGTTGTTCAACAGGATTTGGGATACAGTTTCTTCCTGAAAATATTTCTTATACAGGGTTGGATTATGATCCAAAAATTATTTCTGTAGCACAAGAACAGAATTGGAGAGAAAATTGTCAGTTCATCAATGCTGACATTAATTTTTGTGAACTAGGGCAGTTCGATACTATTATTGCGTTTGAGGTAATTGAACACCTAGATGATGGTCTGGAAATAGTTGAAAGATTGAAAAAGCATTGCAAAAGGCTGTTGATTACAACTCCCTACAAAGAACCTCCTGGATTTTGGGGTCCCCATCATAGATTGCATGGATTAGATGAAAGTCATTTTCCAGGATTCCAAATCAATTACATCTACCATGACGGCAGAGTTTCCGATACCCCTGATCCTGAAAATTATAATTTAATGATGTGCCAATATGATTCATAAAAACATACTCTGTTCTATTTCAACTAAAGGCAGATATTTTACCACCCTGCCTCTTGCTATTGCAGCGGTTATCAATCAAACTCAGTTACCAAAACGTCTTGTTATTTTTGATGACAATGATGATCCACAAGATATGAGAAAAGAAAATATCTATGCGAATTTTTTCCAAATCATGGATTTGAAAGGTATAGAATGGGAATGGCTCTGGGCTGGTAAACGAGGTCAACATCATAATCATCAACTAGCAAACCAGATGCCGTTTGAATGGGTATGGCGTGTAGATGATGATACTATACCTGAACCAAATGTCTTGGAAACTCTTGCCAAACATTGTGCTCCTACCGTGGGTGCTATTGGTGGCACTATTTGCACTCCCAGTTGGAAAATGGACCCTGTGGATGTTACCGGCAAGATTGAAAATATATACAATGAGCCAAATATTCAATGGTTTCCTATTAAAAAAATTCAAGAAGTAGACCATCTGCACTGCTCATTCCTATATCGTGCCGGAGTTGCAGACTATAATCTAGGTCTCAGTAAAGTAGCACATCGTGAAGAAACACTATTCACTTATGAATTGATTCAACGTGGTTACAAAAATTTGGTAGTTCCCGATGCTACAACATGGCATTTGAAGAGTCCGACCGGAGGTATCCGAGATACACACTATACTGAACTTTTTGACCATGATGAAAGGATTTTCCAAAATACCCTGGATATGCGAGACCAAACTATTGTTGTGCTTAACAACGGTATGGGTGACCATATCATGTTCAAGCCTGTGCTAAAAGATATTAAAAATCCAGTGGTGTTCAGTTGTTATCCTGACATTATCCCTGGTAGAAGTATTCAGGAGGCTAAAGACTTGTTCGGTGATATTGAACAGTGGAATATCTATAGAAAAATGGACCAGTGGCGTTGGACCCAGAGTGTTGAACTGGCTTTTAGAAAGTTGTACAACGTATGATAATAATTAGCCCTTATGCTAAACCTCTGCCAAATGGTGGAGTCAATCCTAAAAATTACCCATATTGGCAGGATTTGCTAAAATTAATTGATGAGCCCGTGGTGCAGGTGGGTGTGGACAGTGAACTGCAGTTGACCCAGGATTTTCGCAAGAATTTGTCTTTACAAGAATTAGCAGAACTAGTCCGAGAATGCAGAACTTGGATTTCCTGTGATAGTTTTTTCCAGCATTTTTGCTGGGATTTGGGCAAACCAGGGGTGGTAATTTGGGGACAAAGTGACCCAAATATATTTGGACATCCAGAAAATACCAACCTGCTTAAAGACAGAAGTTATCTATATCACAACCAATTTTTGTCCTGGGATTTGATACCCATGAGAATAGATTGTTGGGTCACGCCACAGACAGTTTTAGAAGCAGTATCCAAGTTCACATAAATATTGGATGGCATTAAAATTTCTTGATATTGACTATTTACGAGCGAGAAACACCACCAATGGACAGGTAATTGTTGTTGGCAGCAACTTGAGTGTTGGTACAACAAGCACACTGGTAGTTATTGGTAGCAATGTAGGTATCGGAAGTGGTACACCCAGCCAAACCTTGTCTGTAAATGGCAATATTGGATTTTTTGGCACAAATAATGCACTGGTTTTCCCAGATGGTACCAGACAAACAACTAGTGCCAGCACAGCAGTAGTACCTGGTGGATCAACAGGTGCTATTCAATACAATAGTGGAAGTGGGTTTGGTGGTGATACCAGCAATCTTTACTGGGATAGTGTGAACAAAAGACTGGGTGTGGGAACCAATGCTCCCAGAGCAACCTTTCAAATTATTGACGTTGGTTATGAAAGTACAAACGTTTCAACTAGTGGTATCGCAGCAGTACTATTGGACAGTTTTCCAGTTCCAGACTATCGCAGTTGTCATTATATTGTTCAAATTACAGATGAGAACAACAGTTGGTTCCAAACCAGTCAGGTCATGGTACTGCATGATGGATTACACAGCTTTCAAACTGAATATAATATTGTTTCTACCCACAGTAAAATGGGTGAGATTTCTACACAAATCAGCAGCGGTAATGTCCAGTTGTTGTTTACACCATTTTATACCAGTGATAAGAACATCAAGGTCATTCGCACCAGCATAGAACCCTAAAGATTAAAACTGCTTTTGTATAAATATCCATAACATTTGCGAACTAACCGTAGCAGGATACAAAGGCAGGAACTATGTCAACACCAATAGATTTTATTGTCCGTCAAGGTCTTCAAGTTGCCACAAACGTGGTGGTTGGTACCTACACACTAAACGTAGCGAATCCTCCCCAAAATGGCTTGATTGTCAGTGGCAACGTTGGTGTCGGCACTTCTAATCCTGTCCAAAAACTGCAAGTAGTTGGAAATATCCAATTAACAAATTCTGCTGGTGCTATTAGCGGAATTTACTTCCCTGATGGAACTTATCAGGCTACCAGTGCAAGTAGTTATTCTACACCTGCTGGGGGACCAGTCAATAGCGTACAATATAACAGTGGTTCTGGATTCAACGGTAGTTCTAATTTCGTATTTGCAAGCAACAAAGTTGGTATTGGCACAAACTCCCCAAATTATATACTAGATGTACAATCCACAACTAGTGTTGCTAGTTTTGCCACAAGAAGTGGCAGTGATTATCAAATCTATGTTGGTAATAATGCTCCCACTGGCAATGCTGCTGTAGTTGGGTACAGTAATACTGGTCTTTATGCCTATCTTGCTACACAGAATCAAAGTACACCAACACTAGTAGTCACACAGAGTGGCAATGTTGGTGTTGCTACTCTTACTCCTGCCAATGCTCTAGATATCAATGGTAGTGTTGCAATTGGTACATATGCTGGTACCTCTCAGGGTCCTGTAAATGGCCTGGCAGTTAGTGGCAGTTTGGCACTAGGTAGTGCAACCACAACAGCAAAATTAGGTATTACTGCTGGTACCAGTCAAGTAGGACTTGCTATACAGAGTGCTGCAACTGCTGGAAACTTCCTGCAATTTACCAATAGTTCAGGTAGTGCTGAATTTACCATTAATAGTCTTGGTAACGTAACGGTTGGTGGATGGCAAGGCAATGTCATTGCTGCTAACTATGGTGGTACAGGTCTTACATCGTATGCTGCTGGTGACTTGGTTTATGCTGCCAGTTCAGGTGGCATTGCCAGCCTGACGCGACTACCAATCGGTAGTAATGGCAATGTTCTAGTTGTCTCCGGTGGTCTACCAACCTGGGGCAATGTCACAGTTGCCGACATTAGTGGTGTTCTACCTATAGCAAATGGTGGAACTAATGCTGCTGTATTCAGTGGAAGTGCATTTGTTGCCACCACTGCCAATGGCTTGGTGATGACCAGTGTTACCAGCAGCACAAACGCTGCTGTAGTATTCAATAACAGTGGCGTACCAACCTCAGTTACAGGTGGTCCTTACACCTATCTCACAACAGGTAGTGGTGGCGGAGCATTAAGTTTCGGCAAGGTAGACCTGGTAAATGGTGTTAGTGGAACACTGGCAGCAGGCAATGGTGGCACAGGTCAAAATACCATTTCTCAGTATCAGTTGCTGGTTGGCGGTGCATCAAATAACTGGAACCTACTAAGTTCCAGTGCAACCAGCGCCCTAGTAGCCAGTGTGACTGGCAGTCTGCAATGGACCAGTGGTACTACAGCCAATCGCGTTCTTCGTACAGATGGTTCTAGCATAACATTCAGTCAGGTTGTACTAACAACTGACGTGACAGGCATTCTACCATATGCCAATGGTGGTACAAATGCAAACACAAGTTGGACACAAGGAAGCATAATATATGCTGGGGCAACTAGTTTTGCACAAGACAATTCCAATTTCTTCTGGGATGCTACAAATCATAGATTAGGTCTCGGAACTGTAACACCAACTACCACACTGGATGTCAATGGCGTTGCCACGATTCGCAGTGGTGCAAACGTAGTTGCTGGTGGTCTTTATGTACAGTCAGGTGCTGGAAACTTTGTCAGTGGTGTAGTTGCTGCCAGTGTAGTTAGCAATAGTTTCGTACAAGGTGCAAGTCTCTATAGTTCTGGTCCTGTATCGGCTGTTGGCACAATCACTGGTGCCAGTCTGGTTAGCAATTCCACTATACAGACAGTAAACTTCTATGCTTCAGGTTCAACAAATATTGGTGGCACTGCAACAGTTGGTAATTTGACCAGTAATGGTTTTGTACAGGCTGCCAGTATCTACAGTAGCGGACCACTAAATGCAGCAGGTGCACTGAGTGCAGCAACTCTTACCAGCAATGGTTTCATTTATGGCACAAGCATAAACACCAGTGGTGCTGGTACATTCAATAGTGTTTACAGTAATGGATTTGTACAGGGTGCTAGTGTAAGTGCTACTGGTGCAATCTCTGCCGCTGGTGCTATCACTGGCGCAAGTATTACCAGTAATACCAGTGTATTCACACAAAGCCTAAATGTTACTACCGCTGCAAACGTCCAGGGCATAACCAGTAATACCAGTGTTATAGTAAATGGTCAAATACCTAGCACAAGTTACAACAACGGTGCGTTGGTTGTAGCAGGCGGTGCAGGTATCGGTGCAGACCTTAACGTTGGTGGTAATGCCAATGTTAACGGTAACGTGGTAATTTCTGGTAATCTAACCGTTCTTGGTAATGTAATTTCAATTTCCGCCACAGAATATGTATTTGCTGGCCCAATAATAGAAATTGGTGCTGGTAACGCAGAAATTTCCTTTAATGGTCCACAGGATCGTGGTGTTGAATTTCATTATGTAGATACCAACAATAACAATGTGTTTGGCTTCTTTGGTATGCAAAAGAGCACACAAAGTTTCTTGTTTGTGTCAAATGCAAGTTATCCAAATGGGCAAGGCGATGCTGACATATTCTATGGACAACCAGGCAATGCATATTTTGGTAACATCACGATTGGTAGTGCAGGTGCAAACAACCTAGCATATCCGCTGCCATCAACCAGCACAACAACCGGTGCGTTGGTAATAAGTGGAACAGGTGGTATTGGTCTTGGCGGTAGCATTAATGCCGGTGGTAGTGGTTATTTTGCAACAGGTCTCAACAGTGGTGGTATTACCACCGTTAACCAGTTAACGAGTAACACTGGAATTAGTGGTACTACAATCAGTGGTAGTGGTCAAATCACTGGTGCAAGTTTAGTAAGCAACAGTTTCGTTCAGGGTACAAGTATCTACAGCAGCGGACCTATCAGTGCAGTTGGTACTATTACCGGTTCAAATCTTGCTAGCAATGGATATATTACTGCCAGCAGTCTAACCACCACTGGTGCTGTGGTTGCCAACAACCTATATGGTAACGTCAGTCTTGCAAGTGGTGGAACACTAAGTGCGGCTGGTGCTCTTACCGCAGCCACAATAACCAGCAATGGTTTCATATTCGGTACAACTATCAATACATCTGGCAGTGCCACCTTTAGTTCACTAGTAAGCAACAGTTTTGTCCAGGGTGCCAGTGTTTACAGCAGCGGACCAATTAGTGCAGTTGGTACAATTACCGCTGCCAACATGGTTTCCAATGCTGGAATACAAACTGTAAATCTATTCGCTACTGGTCCTATTAACGGTAGCAGTACTGCAACATTCGCCAACATAACCAGTAATGGTTCGGTACAGGGTGCAAGTGTATACAGTAGTGGAGCAATTAGTGCAGTTGGTGCCATAACTGCTGCAAGCCTAACCAGCAATAGCTTTATCTTTGGAAGCAGCCTGAATACAAGCGGCACAGCCACTGTAAATGCCTTGGTAAGCAATAGTTATGTACAAGGCACAAGTGTATACAGCAGCGGCCCAATTAGTGCAGTGGGTACAATTACCGCTGCCAATCTAGTATCTAATGCTAGCGTACAAACTGTAAACTTCTATGCAAGTGGTGCCATAAATGGTGCAAGCACCGCAACATTTGCAAATATCACCAGCAATGGCTATGTCCAAGGTGCAAGTGTATACAGCAGCGGAGCAATCAGTGCAGTTGGTTCTGTCACTGCTGCAAGTCTGGTATCCAATAGTTTTGTAAACGCAACCAGTATCAACAGCAGTGGTCCTCTAAGTGCTGCTGGTGCATTAACTGCGAGCACAGTAACAAGTAACGGATTCATATTCGGTACAAGCCTTAACACCAGTGGTACTGCCACAGTAAATGCCCTACTAAGCAATGGTCTTGTAAGTGGTAGCAGTCTATATGCCAGCGGTACTATCAACACAGGTATGCTCGCTACTTTTGCAAACCTAGTCAGTAATGGTTATGTACAAGGTGCAAGTGTCTACAGCAGTGGTGCAATCAGTGCAGTTGGTACAATCACAGGTGCCAATCTAGTATCTAATGCCACTATCCAGACTGTTGACTTGTATGCAACTGGTCCAATTAATGGTGCAAGCACTGCTACATTCAGTAACCTACAAAGCAATGGATATGTTCAAGGTGCTAGTGTATACAGCAGTGGAGCAATCAGTGCAGTAGGCACAATTACTGCTGCAAATCTAACCAGCAATGGCGTTGTACAAACTACCAACTTCTATGCAAGTGGTGCCATCAATGGTGCAAGTACTGCTACCTTCAATAATCTTACAAGCAACGGTTATGTCCAGGGTGCAAGTGTATACAGCAGTGGACCAATCAGTGCAGTTGGTGCCATTACAGCAGCATCTATTACCAGCAACAGCTTTGTTTATGCCTCAACCCTAAACACCAGTGCTACAGCCACGGTAAACAATCTGGTTAGCAATGGTTATGTACAGGGTGCAAGTGTATACAGCAGTGGACCAATAAGTGCAGTTGGTGCAATTACTTCTGCCAGCATGGTCAGTAATACCAGCGTTCAGGCTACAACCAGTGTCAGTGGTAACAGCTTCGTAATGAATGGTAACTTGGCAACAATCAGTACAACTGGTACTGTAACTGTTGACCAGTTCCCAACCACTGCATATAGAACTGTTCACTATCTTGCACAGATTACTGACAATACAAACGTTGGTCAATTCCACAGTGAACAGCTACTGATTCTGCAGGATGGCACAACAGCCTATCAAACAGAATTCAATCTGGTTTACAGTGTTGCACCTCTGGGAACATTTGCAAGCAGCATCAGTGGCGGTGTATTCAGTCTGACATTTACTCCAACTGCAGCAACAAATAAAAACATTAGAGTTGTGAGAACTGGCGTCACGATCTAACTATTGGCACTAAATATACTGACATAAGCAGCCAATGATGGAAAGGGAAGTCAGGTGGCCAACGGCGTAGATTTTATCGTAAAAAATGGCCTACAGGTCTCGTCTAACCTTGTAGTTGGCTCTTATACACTCAATACCAGTGTTTCACCTATAACAAATGGTGCGATAATAAGTGGTAACGTTGGTATCGGAACCTCCATAGTAAATGCTGGTAATGCACTTGCTGTAGTTGGTGGCAATATTTTTGTTGCTGGCACTCTACAAATCAGCAATGTTACTGGACAATTAGGCGGTATTCAGTTTGCGGACGGTACCAAAGTATACACTGCCAATGGACTCAGTGGTTTTAGTGGTTCAAGCGGAATCAGCGGCTTCAGTGGTATTTCCGGATACAGTGGACTAAGTGGCTACAGCGGTATAAGTGGTTATAGCGGTATCTCTGGCTTCAGTGGATATAGTGGTATCAGTGGATTCAGCGGTTATAGTGGAACTAGTGGTTACAGCGGATTTTCTGGTTATAGTGGCACGCCAAACCCCAATGCTGCAAATACAAGCAATGTTAATATAACCACTGTTACTTCTAACGCAGTTTTTTACCCTGCTCTGGTATCTGCTACCACAGGTAATCTACAACTTTTTGCTAATCCTGGTATATCTGTAAATCCAGCAACTGGTAATCTAAATGTAAACGGTAATCTAGTAGTTGCTGGTAATTTAATAGTTGATAATACCTACATCAACAATCTGTTTATTACTACAACAGATACAGTAATTGTTTCCAATACTGCTGCCAGTACATCAAGTACGACCGGTGCTCTTCAAGTTGCAGGCGGCGTTGGTGTTGGTGGCAATGTCATAGCATCCACACTGCAACCCACTGGTGCAATTCTTCCAGTAAACGGAATCTATCTTCCTGCTACTAACACTCTTGGTTTTGCCACCAATAGCAGTGGCAGAATGCAACTAGATTCCTTTGGTAATTTAAGCATTGGAACAACTCAAGTAACACTGGCAAGTGGTGGTGTAACCAGTATCACTGTTAATGGTGCATCTGGAAGTGCTCTGGGATTATATGCAAATGGAACCAGCGGTGGCTACCTGTATTCTAATGGCTCACAACTATTCCTAGTAAGTGATACAAATGGCGGTGCACTGGAATTAGCTACCAGCAGTGCAAATCCCATATTATTCTACACATCCAGTGCTGAAAAAATGCGGTTAAGCCCTACTGGGCTATTATTAATTGGTACAAGCAGTAATCCAACTGGGTCCGCATCCACAATAGTGGCAAATAATGCAAGTGGTGGTGGTATTGAACTAGTCAATAATAATAGCGGTGGTGGTAATATCGCCGGTCTTGGTGGCGGCGGATTGGTATTCTCAACATTTACCGGTGCCGTTGGCAGTGAAGTTTATACCCAACGTGTCTACATCGATGGCAGTGGTAACATGTCAATCAACACCAACGTGCCACAATACACCGCCGCCAACAGAGGTACATTCACCCTAAACGGTGCCACCGATTCAATACTGGCATTCAGCAGTGCTAGTTCTGCACGAAGTTATTTGTGGAACACCGGTTCCGCATTTGAAGTGGTTGCTGACACCAATGG